AACTTCGCCTGACCGTAAAATCGTAGCCACGACTTCTTCCCAACCAGTTCCGTCATGCTCGGTAACATCCACCGTATCTAATGACAGATTTGGTCCTGAAATGTTAGTAACTTGCGCGATTTCAACTGCACCGCGCTTTAATGCTGTTCCAAAAGCTGAATACTTTGCCATAATTTACTCCTTTTAGGGCGTGTAATTGTTCGATAACGAAGGCTCGCCAGTAATCTTAATCGTGCAAGTTCCTGTCAATGCGCCATCCACCGGCTCGGTCGTGCTGAAGCTGATTACATAAGCATTGAATCGCCACTCCGTATAAGCGGAATCTGGGAAGTCCAATTCAAAATCCTCATAGGTCTTTCCAACTAATTCCGTCAATAGGTCGGCATGCTCGGCGTAATCAAACACCAATTCCATAGTCAATTCGCCTGAACGCAATATGGACAATATCACTTCTTCCCACGCTGTTGTCTGGTCGTGGGTCGTAACATCAACTGTGTCTGCGGACAAGTTAGGACCTGAAAAGCTGGTTACCTGTGCGATTTCCGTTCCATCCATCAATAAGGCTGTTCCAAATGCTGAAAACTTTCCCATATCTTTACTCCTTATGGCTTATGATGTAATCAATCGTAAGCCTAAAATAATCCATATCAGGGTCGTCTAAGTGCTGTTCTAGAACAGGTAAAACTGCATATACCGTTTCCGTGCTCATTGCACCTGCGTATCCCTGCAAAGCCTTCCTAAGTTCTTCGCTGATAGCTAAGGCATCAATATACTTCTGCGCGAATATGTCAAACTGAAACCGTGCGTCTGATAATGTCGAACTCGTCAAATCGTGTGTCAGGTTTCTCGCTGTGCTTATACGCTGGTAAGTGATACACGGTAAGGTCACATTCTGCGGCGCGTGCATGGCATATATCCGGCTCGATACTTTCGCTACCAGTCCAGCTTGCGTTGCTAAGTAAACCAATAACCCTGCTTCGATTGTCATTTCGCTGCCTTCTTTATCGCTGCGTCTAATTGATAACTCATTGCTCTGACAATCTCTGATTGGTGTTCGTCAATAGCTGGTCGTAAATAAGGTCTTGCAGGAATCCTTACCATCGGCTTCAAAACATATTGCAGTATGCCTTTTCCTTTGTTGCCTTTGGGCATTTCTATCATCACACCACCGACCCCACTCCGGCTTCTGATAAAAGTCAAAGGTCTTGTTTTACTGAAATCTCTTGGCGACCCGATTTGTCGCGCTTCCTTTGTAACCGGTATAGCTAGATTCTTGACACGCTTGGCACGAATTGGGCCACCAAACTCATGTATCCTTGCGTAAATAACACCACGAGACCCCACCTTGCAGTCCGCACTATGCTTTGTAACTCTGCGGTCATAGACTTTGACGGAATTCATCAGCGTGCTTTGTGGGCTTCTAAGTCCATGCTTATCTAGACTCAACTTCGCCTGCGCTTCAATAACGGTCGCGCCTGCGGTAACTGCTCTCAAAGCTACCTCACCTTGCATAGATGATTCTAGCTGTTTTAGCTTTGCATTCAAGCTCGTCAAATCTAAACTGAATTTTAGGGCTGTCATAGCTCTATCTTCCTAAGGCTTATTCTAGCGCCAGATACGCCCCACTGCTTAGGCGTTGCTACCTCAAAGACCATTGATACTGTTTCGTTCCTGAACTTTGTAATTCGTATGCGGTCTAGCTCGCTGATTGTAAAGTCATGCGGAATGCGTAAAGTCGCATCATAGGTTGTAACGGTAAATTCGCCTTTATTCTCTGTGCCAGAATGCATCTCTAATCCACAAATGGTAGGCACGCTTGCTTCAGTAAAGGTTTCTATATCATCACCTACCGTATCTATTGCCACCGTTCGCACTTGACGATAACCTTCATCAATCATATGCCATTCCGCTGCAATACGCATCTTGTCTTTATCAGCATCCGACCAAATCTGCGGGCTCATGTCAGGTTTGCCTCATGGTCGTCTATTTCGTCGTTATAAGCCAAATCTTCCCAACCGCTTGTGGTAATTTTAGTCAATGGCGTTTGCTTCATCTGTAACGATAATGCCTTCGACCTGCCTTCAAAATAAGCTGCTTGCCTAAGTGCCATCAATTGCTTCTGCGAACGCTTGAAATCACCACCATCAGCATTAAAATCGAATTCATCCGCAACTGCTGCGGACTTTTCTAGCCATATTTCTGACGCCACTTGGAATATGTTATATGTTGCAACCCAATCGGTCGCGGTAGGGTCTTTCCCATTGACATCTGTGCAAGCTGTATTTTCTAGCAGGGCGGTCAGGTCGCTGTCAGTATAGCTGGCTTCCGTAGGCTCAACTATCATTCTTCGCAACCGTTTGATGTCGTCTTGCGTAACTGCCATCGCCGGCTCCTTTATTGAGAGCGGATTTTACTCCGCTCTCATAATTAACAGGGCTTTGCTGACCTTAGGGTGTTGCGCCTGTGGTCGGTTTCAGCACGCTAAACGGATACCGTGTTGCTTCGGTTTGGTTATAGCGATTGATTGGATTCGGCACTTGCCAGCCCCAACGCATGTAGCATCGTAAAGCAACCATGTCTTGCTGTGCTAGGTTGTAAATAATATTTCCGGTTGTTGGGTCTTGAATTACTGCTTGGTCAAGCACTTTATAGGTCAAGTCTGTGCGGAAGGCATAGACTAACTTTGTCCAATCGCCACAAATCATCAGCGATTCGGTGTCATCATAAGCACCATTCATTGGGAAGTAAGTCGGCAATCCATCAATGGTATAAGGTGCGGAATCAGGGCTCATGCCAGTCATTGCAGGGCGGAACAATGGAAGTCCAGTTCCAGCGTCACGCAATCCGCGCAACATTCCACGCATTGAAACGCCAGCTACAAAACCGTTAGGAATGTAACCGTCAAGCTCAACATGTGAAATCAAGCCCGGTGTCGTGGTGGCTGCATCGTAACCCATAATGTCGTCATACAAGTCACCAATGACGCCAAGTTCCAGAACATTGCCAGCGGTGTTCGCTGCAAGCACAATGTCATCCGGCCAGTTTGCGGGTGCATCAACGCCATGCAGGACTGCGCCATCAATTACTGCACCAAAAGCTTCACCGATATAAGGTTTGATTTCGCCCCAAATATCGTAATCAGCATCTTCAAGCGTGCTGATTGCAATTGGCACAATACAAGCGATTTCTTCCGCGTACACATACTTGTTCTTCCACTCGGCTGTGGTCGTTTCCTTGAAACCAAGAGCGTTATCACCGGAAGGTGAAACATCGCCCGGAACTCCGTCAACAAAATAGGCAAGCGGTAAAGCTGACATTACTGGCAACCTGCGCATACCACGTGTCATATTGGCAAGCCTGCGTCCTAAACGCAATACGACTGAACTTTCAACAGTCGCTTTGAATATTTCTTGTGAAGCATCCTCTGGAATAAGGGCTTCTGCATCTGCTCGTGTAATCATAGTGTTTCTCCTTAACTATTCAATCCAGCTGCTCTTCGAATAGCTGAATTAATATCGTTAGCAACTGACTTTCCTCTGTTTCCAGCGTTCGTCTGATTGCTTGTTCTAAATAGTTCCGGCGCTAGTTTCTTCAAATCAGCCCATCTTGGGATACCATCCTCAGTGAACAGGTTTTCCGATACTGCCAATGCGTATGCGGCTTTGACGTTGCTGCAATTAACACTCGGTTTGATTGCATCTTCCGCGAATGTGGCTCTGCGCTGGGATTCAACATAACGCTGTTCTGCTGCTTCCAACATCCTGACTGTCTCAGTCAGTTTCCCTTCCAATTCGCTGCCTTTTTCCGCTTTGGGCAATAATGTTTTAACTTGCTCGGATAATTTCTTTCTTTCCTCGCGTTCGCCCTCTAGGGCGTTCTTGAGTCCTGATACGCTTTTAGTATATAGCTCTTTTACAGGCTCTTCTACCGTTGCCAAATAATCCTCGAACTTCTCAAAGGTTGGCTTTGCATCAGGTTTGACTTCGTCTATTTGGTCTGTCATCTTATCTCCTATTATACACTATTCTTGTGTTTCTCGGCTAACTCTTTATAGATTCGTTCTTCAACTTCTTTATTATTGCCAATATATTTTAGCCAATCATCATTCAACTCGTTGTTGGAAGGCACAATAACTAACTTGCCTTCCTTATTCAACTTCAATGCTGGTACATCTTCGGGCTTTCTTTTAGGTAGTTTCATTGCTAATATTTTCCTTGTTTCATTCTTTTCTGGTCTATCTCCTTTGGCTTGTTTACATAAACAACATCACCCGGATTACCTATTAATACCAACTCCCATCCATCCAAACATCCTGCGCCAGTCATAGCAGTATTATAGATTCTTTCTACTGGCACAGTCATTTCCATAACGATTCTTGCATTGCCCCAACTCGCAAAGTCGTTTGCAACTTTTATGCTGCTTGACCATGATTGTAAAACATTGCCCTCTAATTCCATGCTCATCCCTTGAATGTCGCTTGTCGTGCTACCTTTTGCAACTGGGAACATTTCGGCTAACTGGTCATCATCTGCTACTGTTACTCCACGATATATGTTTACGTGGGTTATACCTTTACTCTTAAAATAAATCTGTGTATTTTCATAACTTGCTTCCACAAACTCTTTAATCTCAGTTTGAGTATATCCACGTAACTTTGCGAATGTTGCTTCACGAACATTCTTGTCATATTTCGCTTGTTGCCACTTAGTCATTTTCGTGCCAAAGACTTCACTTGCTACCTTTTGAATCATTAATGATACTTCGTTATTGTCGTTTGATGTTATTGCCCATTGATGAACTAAATTGTTTACTCTGCCATAGTCCCAATTCCCATAAGGACTCTTTTGTCGCAACTTGGTTAATATTTCTGACACTATACGGTCTTTCGTGGCTGACTGGTCTTTTCTAACGCTTGTAGTATCTTCATACTGATAAGGAATAACCTTGCTTGTCATTACTTCTATTTCAGCCTTTGTTAGTCCTTCTACAGGCTTGACAGGCGTTTGCAGTTTATCAAACTCAGCCTTTGTTATCTTTGCTGCTTGCTTTGCTTGCTTTATCTCCTGCTTATATACTTTATTGAACTCGGCTTCATGTAGCGCTTTCATGTATCCGTATGATATATCACTCAACTTTGCGGTTTGCGGACTGTCGCCCCAAACTTCACTATGATGGTATGTCGCTAATTCCTCTAACTTGAAATCGCCTTTCTTCCAATACTTGTAATATTCCTTGCCCATGCGCTTTTCTTGCTCGGCAGGCGATAACTTCATAAAGTAATCTTTCCCCTTTTCGTACTGTGGCTCTTCCATCCCTTGCACAATAGGTAACATAACGCATCCACCGTTAGGGTGGTCATTGAACGCTTCCTTTGCATCAAACACTTCACCGTCCAGCATAAGACAAGCCATGCAGGCAGTTGCCTTGTTCGCCATCCGCATATATCGTTCGACTACTCCGGACTCTTCGTAGACTTGCTGCGTTGCTTGTCTGTGCGCTCTGTTGATTTCTGTGCGGGCAATTGTCAATGCTCGGTTCAATGCTATATTGCTGGCTTCTGCCATGTTCCTGCCTATCTGAAACACAGGCAAGCCCATAGATATACCGTTCATCAATGAATCCCTAATACTTATCATTGCTTCATAACCTAATGGCTGAAACAATTCTTTCAAAGGTGCGCCTATCTTGAAACCGGACGCTATGGCTGCAACTTCGTCTTTGGCTAATGAATTAAAGTGCTGCTCTGAATTGACTGTCGCCAATGATAATAAATCGGTGGATTGCTGCACCGCACTTATCGCTGCGTCCTCAATTCCTTTCTTAATGATTGGTATAAATTCTTCGTTCTTCAGGGTGTTGATTTCTTTGACTACTTGGTTTCTTAGTTGCTTGTAATATGTTAGTTCGTTCACCCATTGTAAAGTGATTTCCTTACCTTGCCCCTGTCGAATAGACATATCATAAACTATCTTTTGAATTGTATCGTTTATCTGTGAATGAACTTTCTGCCACATAACTGCCATCTTATTCATAGCAAAACTGTCGGCTTTATCTAATGCCGACTTGAACTCCCTTGCTGCTTTGACTATTTCTGATATGTCAGTACTTCTTTGCGGTAGCATTATTCCTCAGGTCGGTTATAAGGCTCGTTGTTCCGTGCCAATCTCATTTCTGCAATCTCTAAAGCTGCTGCTGCTAGCTCTGCCTTGCGCCCCTTTTCCTCTTCCATGTCTGCTAGCATCTGCGCTACTTCATCTTCACCCCAACCAAATCTGCGTAAAACAGTGATAAGCGGAATGCCTATTCCTTTTAGCGTTTGCATGGCTTGGGTATTAGTTGATAATTGCTCTGTCGCCAGCCTATCCCAAACTGCAACCGTGTCTTCACTTGGCACAATCAGGTTTGCTAGTTCAACCCACGACTCTGAAAACGATTCAACATACTGCTGGCATTTCTTTATCAAAGGCGATTCCATAACCACTAAGGCTTCACCGCTTATGTTCGCGCCAGTATTGGCGAAATAATGCTTCGGCGTTCTGCTGATAACTGCAATAGCATTTGTCAATTTATCAATGGTATCAAGATACATGCCTAAATTGGCTGCTTCAAACTCGCCAATCATCGTGCCTTCCTCGTCTGTTGACCCCTTTGGAATTCGCATAATGCTTTGCGGACTGGCTTTCAATGAACTGATGTCTGCATTCGTGACCATCCACCGTTGCCTAAAAGCATTGAACTCTGCGACTACCATCATGTCGCTAAATGTTTTATTGATTGCATCCTGTATGGGTATAACATTCAATAAGTCACTTTGTGCTGTAAAGTGAATTATCGGCACGACCCCAAACGGATTCGGGATATCTTCCACTAACTTGAACGCTGAATGACCGGATACATCACCCTTTGCTTCATACTTTTCGATATGCTCCGGATAATAAAGATTGCACTTGGTAATATCACCTGTCTTGAATGTCTTTATCCCTAGCACTTTTGCATAAGGATTCTCGTCAGAATATAACACCGCGCATTGTCTAGGTGAATTGCGGAACACTTTTATCTCACCGTCAATAGTGTCTGCCATCAAGAAACCATCCCCTGTTACTACTGCGTCACGGTGCACTTCTCTTGACGCTGTCTGTAAATACTGCTGTCTATAATAAATATCCAGCGTATCATTGACCTGCTCGCTTGGGTTATCCCAGCCCTTGAACACTATCCGGTCTGTTGTCGTGTCCACAACTACCGCGCACCAGTTCTGAATAAAGTTTACCGTCGAACGGTCAAATACCTCACGCAACCTTTCTAAGGTGTACATCAAAGGCTGGACTCCGTTATAGTAATTCATGGCTGTTCGTGCACTTGTCGCTTGCTTGCTAAGTGCTGTATATGCTACTTCTAGGTCTGTGCTCATAATAGCTCCTTTACCATCTAACTTGCGTGGCTATCTTTATCCTTTTTTCTCTGGTTATGAAATATCTAATCGCATCGGGCGCATGGTCAAACTCCTTGACCGGCTCCTCTTTGCCTTCCTTCCAAATATATGACTCTAGGTCATTGATAGAACTAACACACGAAGGGTCTAGGGTCAACTTATGCTTTGAAAATAATTCCTGTACTCGAAATATACCATCTTTCACACTACCATGTCTAGGATAAACGGTTAGCCCTCTATCCCTAAGTGCTGCAATAAGCCCTGCTGCACTTGCATCTACAATGATTTCAGGATTGACCGCCCCCGCCATCTTTACGGTTTCTTCCACTACTTCGGACTGCAACTTACCTCTCTTGTACCACTCTTCCGCGACATGATAGTTGCCATCGTTATCGAAATAAATCTTCAAGATAACTGCAGGGTTGGTATAGCCTTCGTCTATCGCTAAACCGTATCCGGTGTACTTGCTCAAATCTTGCCTTTTGACATGAACGGTAGCATCGAACATGTTATAAATAAGCCCTTCGAACTGTACAAAGTCTGCGTAAACCTCTTGTCGTAAAAACATTCCGGTATATGTATCCAGTAATGATTGTTTCCAATCATCACTCACAAAAGGATTGTCTAGGGTAGTTGCTTTGAACACTTTCATCTTCTGGCTGGCTGCATATACCCAATTTAGTTTGCCTTTCGGTGTTGTTGTTACCCACAGGTCGCCTAACATCGCCCCCGCTCTAAGGCGACCGATTACAATCTCATAAGTATCCTTACGTGTTAATCCACCTTCATCTATCCATGCCCAATTTGCGTTAGGCCCACGCAACTTATCCGGGTCATCAGCAGACCGAAACAGAATTTCGGCACCACCGCGCATAACTGCGGTCATCTCATTCTTGTTGAAGTCGTAAATAGCTTCACCGCCAATATCCTTGAATGTTCTTAGTGTACTGTCGCGTAACATACCGTAAGTCGGACTCACAACCATTCCCAAAGTGTTTGGCGTTGCATGCATCAATGCCTTTACTGCTCCTGCTAGCGTTTTACCGGAACCAATCCCTGCTACGAATACTGATTGTGGCTCTTCGCAAGCAACAAAACGATATTGTTCCGGATAGAATTCAAACACTTTATTCAATAACCTTATGCTCTTTCAGAACAAATGTTATAGGCTCGGTGTCTGCTGCGCCTGATACTTCCGTTCTCTCAACATAACCCTTTGACTTGCCTAATGTTTTCAAAGTGAAGGCAATCGCCCAAGCTTCTCGCCCAAGTAAAGCAGCACGGAGTCCAGATTCGGCATAGTCTACTAGTTCTTCTCGTTCTGCCTGCAATCTTGCCTTAACTGTTGGATACCGTCTTGCGTAATTCCTTATGGTATCCGAATGGCATTTCAGAATGTTTGCAGCACCAACTGGCGTATGCCCTACCTTTATTGCTTCGATTACTTCGCTTACTGTGAACTTTTCTTTCTTCACGATTGCCTTCTATGTTATGAATTTACGATTTTATTTCAGGGTCATGCTCTTTTACCAAATAGACACCGGGCACGCTTACGACCGTTACTATCATCTTCACTATCACATTGGCAAAGAATATTGACCAAACCACGTTACTAGGCAGAACACCGCCGAACGCCAACCAACAAAAAGCTAGTGAGTCAATAGGCACGCTTACCGCATTTGATATCAAGACTCTTGCCCATTGATACTTAGGAGTAATCTTAGTCCACCAAATATAGGCTTCGGTGTCTAGCAGTTCTGCTATGACCTCTGCGACTATTGATGCTATAACAATGCGCCACACAGGCGACAGAACAGCAGCGAAATCACCTTGAATAACAGTTGGGTCAGCCTTCAACACCCCAACAAGCCAAAAGAATCCTGCCATAAATACATTGATTACAGCAGCAGATAGGATGAGTAACCGTGTTTTCTTTGCTCCTATCAGTTTGTGGACAATGTCTCTTAGGGTAAAGGTTATTGGATACACCAACGTTCCTGCATCCATTGAGAAACCGAATAGGTAGATAATTTTCAGGCTACCAATATCGGCAAAGATTTGGGCTGCGATATACGCCGAACCCCACAATAAGATATTATTTATCAGACCGTTTGATTGTATTACAGATGTTTTTTTCATGGTATCCTCGACATAATATAGTTGAATTGACACTTACCTTTCTTCTTGCTCAGTTTCATGTTCCTCACTTTCTATATGTTCCTCGTGGTCTTTTGTGCCCAGTAACTCGTTCAACTTAGCACCCATTGCACCAAGAGTAATTGCCATAGCGACCGTCAAAGGATTGTTGATATGACAATCTAAGAACTTTGACAAGTTTCGCCCATCACCGTCAGGGGTGATATATTGCCCATACTTAGCCATTTTGAACTCATAGTTGTTATCGATACTCACCACATCATCCCCCAACTGCGCCATGTGAGCCAACTGTAATCGCCAGCTTCCGCCCAAAAGATGTACTCGCCTGCCCTTGAAAGCTTCTACCGGTAAAGGTGTAGAGCCATGTGATGAAGGAACAGAATATCCAAGCATATACTTTTCCGGTATTTTATCAATAATGTCATACTTGGGTATCATAATTACATTTTCTGCATACTGTGAAAGCTCTTCCGCCCATGCTAATATCTGCTCGTATGAGTAGTATGCGATTCCGGCTCGTTCGCATTGTCCTTCGGTCATGATGTCCCGAACTGTTGCATATTTCGGCTTGTATTTCTTAATAACGTCTAGGTGCAATTCGTGATTATATTTCAAATAGTCGTTATCAATAAAGGTCAGAACATTTGGCATAGCCCAGTCGTCTCTAAGCATAGTACGCTGCGATTGAATGCCCCAATGTATGCCACAAGCCTTTGCTAGATAAACATAAATCGGTGTATTGCCTACGGTTAGAATCAAATCTAACGGTAATTTCCGGCTCTTTGGCTTGGCTTTCTTGTCCACTCCTAAATAGTTGCCTAGCGCTTCTTCTTCACGAATGAGTGAGAAAAACTCCTCTACTTTGGCATCTTCTACAATCGCGCTATCTAACAATTGCTCTAACTTCTCTTTATCTGACACAGCGTGCGCTCCTATTGGGTCAAATGTCGCGATGATAATCTGTTCTTCTTCGGGGGTGATTTCTACAAACGTAACTGGTATCGTGGGCTGGTGTGTGCGTAGTGCTAAAGAAACTCGGGCATGACCGTCCACAACGAATCCAGTCGTCTTGTTGACAATGATGTTCTGCACAACGCCTACCTCTTTCAACACTCCTTCTAATGCATCTTGCTGATACTTTGGGTGTATGCGCCAGTTATTGGGATTGGCTAGCATCTGTTCTGTATCCATTTCACCGTAACCCACTATTCTATTTCGCCAGTTTGCCATTATTTCAAATACTCCTGTATGATGTTATAGGCTTCTTCACAACTATAAGCCACTTTTGCTTTGTAACCCTGTTCTACTACATATTGCCCAAACGCTAACTGACTTGCTGATAACTTATTATTGCCAAACTTCATCTCAATAAAGAGCCCATGATACCTTCCTCTCGGCAAAGGCAAGAATAAATCCCAAACGCCCGCCTTAACCCCTTCTCTTTTGAGATTCATGGCTACTCGGATATCGCGCTGTCCACCATTGGGAATTGCAAATAGCCACTTAGTTTCTTCGTTGTTCTGTAACAACTGAAATAACGCCATTTGCTCATTATGTTCTGTCATTTAGTATAAATATACCTTTTCCGCGAATAAATTCCATCACACCCCGTTTTTTTGGTTGTGCTTGGATTCTATAAGCAGTTTACAAACCAAGTTCTTGTTTCAAATCTCTAATCAGTTTTACTATGGTCGCTAACTTATGCTGGACACTCGGCACAAACGTCCGGCTGCTTGATAACTTGCCAAGATATGTTTCAATCCTGCCTATAAGGTTTGACGGACTTACAATTTCCGGATACTTTTCTTCTTTGAATCGTGTCGCATTCCAGCCTTCATCAATACACCTATCCAATAACTCTTTGTCCTCAATTGGGTCTGAATTGCGGTAAATAGTCCAGTCAAGAGATTGGTATGTTACTCGGTGTTCTGGTGACCAACGCTCGGCAACACGGTAATAATCATATAACACGCTTGCTGATATGTTTAGCCTTCCTGCTAAGTGATTAATAACTTCGCCTTTCTTACCACCATGCATGGCTACTAGGCTTATCAAGCTATCGCCTATTTCGAATTGATTATCTCTCACCTGTTCCATAAGTTGTATAAATAAGTCTATAACCTCGTCCGATAAAACTACTTTTTCTGCTATTGCTACTTCCATCTGCTACTCCTTTTCTTTACATTTTACCACGTTCTAGAACACAAAAAGAGCCGATTTTATTCGGCTCTTCCCTTTGCTGCATAATGTTATATACAATTCAGCTTGGCATATCTAACTAGCTGCTCTAGCTTCTCTTCCAGTTCCTTGTCAAGTTGAATAATTCGCTGGCTGGTCGCATGCTCTTCTTCCATCAGCTTCAATTTGAAATCGTTCACCTCACGAAACCTTTTCTCCGCTCTTGCTTTGTCGTAAACTAGCTCATTGAATTCGGTCACCAAATCTGAATAGGTCATCATTCTGCTAACTCCTTCTTTGCTTGGATTGCTTCTGCTTTCTTGTTGATAACTTCGCGGATTACAAATACCGACTTGCCTGATATTTGCATTCCATAACGCGCCTTGCGATACTTCCTGTCCCGATTGTATGCTTTGCTTATTTTCATCTCTGATTCCTTTCTAGATTAATCCTGCATTCCTGAGTACGGTCAAAACCTCGCGTGCCTTGTCTTCATTGAGTTCGGCTTTGCTGAAACTAACGGTTACCATATTTTCACCCCACTTATCTGCCTTGACTATCGGACTAAACCAGCCATCTTCTAATATGTTGAATTCTTTGCATAACTTGACTACTAATTCCGCGTTAGCTTTCTGGCGATTGGCTTCTTTCTGCGCCGCGGTCTGCTCGGCAATACGCTGGTCTTTGTATTCCTTAGCCCTTGCTGCAATCTTTTCGTAATTGTATGTTCCATCCTTGCGTATCGGGTATGCCGTGCCACCATAACCGCCAACTTTGATAATCAGCTTTTCGTTTCGATAAGAGCCGTCTCCTTCAAACTCAATGTTTGTCCAGCTAGCATATCCATCTTCGACAAAGATAACTGGCCTGTCCAAATGCCAATCGCCCTCCGGCTTGCGGACTTCTGCACTTGTGAAACCAACCTTTTTCAACTCCTCAACTATCCGGTCTGCATGGACTTTGTTCGCATTGTATTTCGATTCTTCCTTTGCCTTGCGTTCCGCTTCTAAAGCTGCTTCACGAATTTCGCGTGCCCTCTTTTGTTCTGCTGCCTGCGCTGCTTCTAATGCTACGCGGGCTGCATCTGCTTCTGCTCTCAACTGCTCTAATGTCTTTTCCATTTCTGACTCCTTATTTTCTAAACTATGCTTTTGGATAAATAATGTAACTGGCTGCGTCTGTCAAGCGGTCTTGAAAATCTGCTGCCATATCAACTACTTGCTTGTAAAGGTTAATCGCGCTGAGCGAATGGACAATATCTCTGCCGGTTGCACTCCAACCAAGTTCAATTTCTGGCTTATTGGGTGCGATATGTCCATTGATTTCCGGATTCAATTCGTCTAACTTTTCCATCTCTTTGTAATCAATATCATTGTCATACCGCAACTGGCAACTGGTGCCGAATGCTCTGCGAAACTCAATGTTGAAATGACCATTGAACTCTAGCAACTGCTGTCCAACTGTCATTCCGTGAGCGACCATTACCTGCTCCATGAGTTCTTTTACTTGGGCGAATGTAACTGCATACCCTTTTGAACTGCTATATCGTGATGCTTCTTTGCTAATTTTAATCTCTACTGTTTTCATTTCTGATGTCCTTTCTAATATGGTTGGATATAATTTTCTTTTTTCAGGGTCTTGTGCTTATCGTTCTTGAGATTGCTCCAAACCGTCTTGCAAACTACTCCGTCGGTTAGAACGACCATTACTAAATCGCGCTGTTGATTATAATGCTGGCGGACTACAACCTTGAAAATCTTTCCGTCTACTATTTCTGCTTCTACTAAGGTCATTCGGCTAAAATTTACTGCATCCGGTAAATCTATTCGACCGTATCTATCGTTATCGGCTGCTTCTAAAGCGTGGTGTGTATAATCTACTATCGAATAAACATCCCTGAATGACTTTGGGTCTATCGGTAGAAATATGTCCTTGTGGTATAAGCCGTCTTTGAGTGTTTTCATCTTCGTTTCCTTTATCTAATTACACCCATATTATATGCCCTTTATATGAAAACGCCAACTAATTGATACCCCCATATCTTATCAATATTAAAACGAAAACCACTACATATAGTGGTTTTCTTACTCTAATTTCTAATATCGCCAGTTTTTGGTGTTTTTGGCTAAAATAACCTTTCCTGATTTATATTAGTTTCTTGCCAATATCTCAAAGGTAGTGCAATCTGCTTGCCAAAGCCAAATTCTATATGCACTCCCAGCCTTAGTAAATCGTCTGCCTTTACCCGATAAGCGGTCTTAGTTTCTATCTCGATAACTTCGAATTCCTTTGCGCCATCTGCTATTGCATCCGTTACCACTTGCGTATCGAATCCATAAGCGTTGAGATTTCTCAACAGGTGCTTACTACGCTGAACATTCTTGCTGAATACTCCACGCTTCAAAGTGCCCACCACTCGTCCATTCCAGCCTACATACTTTTTCACTGCCATGTTCTAAACTCCTTGTATAGTATTATGATTGTAAAGACTACTGCTCCAACAACCACTCCAATAATAAATCCAATCCAGAATAGGCTCATCAGCAATACTCCATTTCTTTTACCTTGTAAGGTAAACGCTTATGCCAATCTAGCATTCTATCTTTACCATAGCGTGCACACTGCATTCGCCAAAACCTGACTTTGTTCGCATGATGCTTTGCTACTCTGCTGTGGCATTCCTTGCATACCAGTTGTAGGTTGTATGTTTCATTCAACACCTTGCCTGCTGCTTTGTTTTTCAAGTCGCGCCTATACAAACAATGATGCGCTTCTTCTGCAGGTGTTACACCGCAACACTCACAAAGGGAATTATTACGCTCTTGCATTAATTTCAGGGCTGTTTCAGTTGGCATGTCGTTTCAACTCTCTGTCTATCTGTTGTAACTTGTCCTGCATTCGCACTTTCTTTATAACTAGATATGCCTTGTCTTTTTCTGCTTCCTCTATAACGCTGGCTACAAAATCGCGTAGCCTTTCTAATTGCACTACATTCATGCCTTGCAGTAACTTGGCATAATCTTTTCCTGCTACTAAATCATTTGGGTCGTAAGGTATGTCAGGCATTATCACTCCTTAATAAGGTATGTCATCTTCCATTGCTGCACCCTCAGGATTTTGACTCCTAATGTACAGTTGATTATGTGCAGCTATTACCTCTAATATATTGTTTCGTTTTTCCAACTCATCAATGCGTTTCTGCAATTCTGCAATCGTTTTCTGCTCTTGCCAATTCGTTGTTTTAACTTCGCAAGACTTAAGACCATTGGCGCTGCACTTTGGGCATAAATACCCTGCAAACATCGGGTTTCCGCAAATAGAACACCTATAAAATTCGCTCATCGTTCCACCTCACTTTCAGGTGTCCATTCATACACCACATCCGCCTTCTTGCCTGAGTGCAGTCGCCAGGTCGTGCCGTCAAGCGATGGTACAAGTCCAGCCTCCACCAGTTTGATGCAGGGCGAAAAGTCGTAGTCGTATTTAACGGAAAAGAAGGATGAGGTGTACGCCCCCACGGAAGCCCTCACGGAAGCCCACACGGAATTCCTCACGGAAGCCCACACGGAAGCCCACACGGAAGCCCACACGGAAACCCCCACGGAAGCCCTCACGGAAGCCCCCACGGAATCCCACACGGATTCCCCCACGGAAGCCCTCACGGAAACCCACACGGAAGCCCTCACGGAATCCACCACGGAAGCCCACTGTTTTAGCCAAGCAATCTGTTCATCCGTCACCAGCTCAACCTTCGGCAACCTAAACGGATGGACTATCGGCTTGACTATCAATGGCTCGACCACCTTTTTGAAGTCAAGTTTGCGCACCCATTCTTCTGCCTGTATTGAGTCATCAACATCGCTGTTTATCTGGTCTACTTTGAACTCGCCTGTCAATGGGTTGTACTCGTACTTGTTGCACTTGTCCTCATTCAAGCCAAAGTGTTTTGCTATGGTCGAATGACTATCAGCTTCTACCTTCAGGTCTGCTTTGCGCATATCCCAATCGAAGTAAAAGCGTTGCCCGCCATGATACTCTGGTTCGGTTATGAAACTAAAGAACTCACACATTATTTACTCCTTTCGTTTTGTTCTGGTGCTGGTGGATACTTGAACCACTTGTCGCCCATAATCCTCTTACGCCTCAACTCGCTCATGCTGTGACTGTCAGCGATAAGGCGCAGGGCTTTGTTCTCGGATTCAAGGGAGGCGATGCGCTGTAACAAATCTAATATCCGCTCTTGTTGTTGCATAATGATTTTCGCTTCTGAGCCTGGCTCGATATAAACATACGCACCCGACAACTGTGTATTAGTTATTCCACAATTAGGGCATTGCATACCCGTATTTAACGGTGTTCCACATTTTGTACAGTTATATTGATTCATTATTCCTCTCTCATTATTGCCGAACAAAACTTTTTGTATGATGCAAGTTGCTTTTCAAGGTCGGCAATCTTCGTTCTCAATTCCACTATCTCGTCAGCAGCGTCGTCTAAACTACATCTGCAATCTTCATAATATTGTCCACATCTTTGACAAGTACAGCATGAACCGTGAGTTGGCTTTCTAAACCTTTTGTGCATACAATCAAGTTCTTCCTCCAA